CTGACATACTCGACGGGCAGGCATAGAGGCGATCTCATTGAATTGATTACACAATCAGTAGATCACAAAACTCCATGCCTGTCTTTTATTACCCGCATATTGCTGGGGATTCCTCAGCGCCGGAGCGGGTATTTTTTAAGGTTGTGCGATTTTTCTGTTTTTATTAGTTTGGGGTAGGCTGTGCCTTTCTGGTAGGCCAAAAGTGAATTACATGAACAATGCCTGATGAAATCGCTACCCACAAAGCGAGCAGCAGAAATGCATACCATGGGCTTACAGTCATGAGCATATCTACAGGCTTTGCAAAAAACATCAGGGTAAAGATATATATGCAGAAATACAGCATTGAGCTTCTCATTTCACCACCTGACAGCGTTGTATATTTAATGAACATGATACAATCAAGATGCTGATTTATCAATAAATATACTGTTATTTCAATCATTTTACGGCGCTTGAAAAGGTTCCGTTTGTGGACGACCTACTTGCAACCTGCTCAACGCTTTTTGTTAGCGCATCAACCGTCGGTGGATTGCTGTTCACGTTAACCGTGTTGATATGAGTGCTGTTTGAAATCTGAGGATTTCCGCCGCTTGACGCAAGTTGATATGGTCGGGAGTCTGCCATTCTTCCTTGGGTGGCATAATAATTCCTTGCCTCCCCCATATTACCCCTTACCTTTCCGGTATACTCTCGCGTTTCTTTGGGGAGCTGAGTAATGTCGCTTCCGTTTGCAATCCACTTATCAACATTTCCCATCCCCCAATTATAAGCGCGCAGGGCGTTATCAACGTTTCCGTCGTACCTTTTTAGCAACTTACGAAGATAGACCGAGGCCGCCGCCCTGGACTTCTCAGGATCAAGGCGGTCATCACCATTGCTACTGACATTAAGACCCAGCTCGCGTGCCGTAGCAGGCATAAACTGATACGCCCCGGCAGCACCGGATGATGCATTATATGCAAGCGGGTTGCCGCCTGACTCCGTCATCATGACGCCATGCAGAAGGTCATCCATCTTATCGCCAGAGTTCTGAGGTCGGCTTGATTGACCATATTGCGTTGGCTCACCAAACCCTAACATTCCTTTGATGTCGTCCCATGTCATGAATGGCTTCTGCTCACGATTAGCCATATCTACCAGATACTGACCGGTTGACTTGTTTTGACGTGCGGCTTCAGACTTCGCATTATCAACAGCTTTAGCAGCCGTTACCGCCGCAATAGCCCCCATTACAAGTGGGTTAGAGCGCAACCCTGCAGCCAGCAACAGCAAAAGCGCATTCGCACCCCCGACAGAATCCGTCAGTTTTTTAACCGAATCAGCCGCATCGCGGAAGAAGCCGATAATGTCGCCATGGTGAGCGCGTATCCACGCACCGAAGTCTTTCAGCGCACTCATAACCTCCGGCGCGAACGCAATGGCTAAATCCTGTCGTAGCCGGTCAAATTCGGAGTCAAGTTGGCCCAAGGTGACAAGCAGATTTTCCTGCTCCCTTACCTGCTGTGCGGTGATGTTCGACTTTTTGGTTTCCGAATCCACAAGCAACTTGAGCTCACCTGATTTTATTTTTGCCGCATCTGTAGGGTCAAAGCCAACGGCAGCCATCACCTGCATCAGGTTGTCCTGAGAGTGATTTTTACCGTAGCGTGTGAACTCTGTCAGCGCCTTATTTGGGTCGCCCAGATAGTTAATATTAAGGCCGGTGCGCGCGCCAATCGTCATCAGATTCTGTGCTGCACCGGTAAGGCCGCCGAAGATAGTCGGATCAGCAATGTTCGCCAGCGCCATGCGAGCACCACCAGAAGCCGAGATAAACGCATCGCCATTCAGCCCTGCCTGCTTAAATCCGCGCTGCATACCGAACATCTTGTTCACGTCTGAGCCGAAAAACTTAGCCTGGTTACTGGCGCGAACGATTTCGTTGGAGGTAGAGGTAAAAAGTTGCTTAATGCCGTAAAGCCCGGCACCGATACCCAGAAAGCCAGCCGCAGCGGCTGTCACCCCGCGAAAGGACGATACGGCCGCATTTCCGAACTGAGAGAAATCAGCAGCGCTGGATTTAAGGGTTCGGTTGATGTTTTTACCGGTGCGGTCGAACTCCTTTTCCAGGCTGGCAACTTCATCCTTAACCTTCTTTTTGCCATTCAGGAACTCATCGGCTTTGACGGTTACCTTGTAGGCCAACTCCTGAATGATCATTGGCTCTCCTGATGCTTATGCCATACGCGCTGGTTGAAGTTTTCGACAGAAATAATCTCCAGAAGGTTATACATATCCTTAACGGATAATTTCTCCTGGAGTTCGGTATAACTGGCTTTGCCAGAGCGGATGATCGCGTTGACGTCCTGCGAGATGTTGACGGTTGAAACCAGTTTTGCCGGAAGAGAATCCTCCTCAAGGTAGGGGTACTTTACTCTCCGGCGATGGTTAAAAAATCAAAGTTAAGCTTAAACACCTGGTCCATCAATGTGCGAATTGTGGTGACCTCTTCAAAGTCAATCGACTTCACTGCACGCATCTGGCTTTTACCTTCGTGCGTGATGACAATCTGAACCGTATCCATCAGGCGGTCACGCAACTGGCGTGAAACCTCCGGTGATGAGGCGGATAATACGCTCAGACCGACCGTAGCAAGACCAGCGCACCCCATTGAAATCACATCGGCAAGGATAGAGGAGAAATCAGCGTCACCCATGGCGCGGAAAATATCCTGAGCCATCTCGTCGGCGCTCCATGCCGACATTTCAGTGATGATGAACTCTTTCCCTTTGTCTCGGTTATCGTCCTGAACGATGTAAGGGACTTCTCTGCGAGCCATCAGATTGCGCTCCCCGTGATTGTCTCAAAGTGAAACACTGCCGGGCGAGCCTGAAGCACGCGCCTTCCAGGTGGAAGAGGAGGCAGGCTGTAAAGAACTCCGTTAACCATGTTGTATTTCCTGCCAATCGCCGGGATTGTCAGCACTGCATTGCACGCAAACGCGCTTACTGCGGCGCGCTCTGCTGCCGTCCAGTCTTCCATCATGGATATGGAGCTGGATGTTGGCATGAGATTGATGGTGAATTCAGCGGGGTTGAAGATAAAGCCTGCGTGGTATTTACCATCCGCAGACATCATGTCTTCTTTGTTCTGCAAAGCGCCGGTTTCAAACATGTTGTCTGCAGAATAATCATCAACGTCGAAGCCGCCGGGATAGAACGCTGGTACGACAATGCGCAGTTTCGAGTTAGCACTTGTGATGTCTAATGGCATTTTTGTCGTCCTTAAAGAATGGCGGTTGAAGACATGTTGATACTCTGGATTAAGCCACCGTCTACGTAGTAGAAAATGACGCCTTGCAGGTCACGCGCAAGACGCGCTGAGCCTGTCTGAGTCGGGATATATAGGAACCATCCCTGTGAATAGAGCGTGGCTGAGATATCCTTGCCGACTGTGTTATTGACGATGCGGATTTGAGCCTGGTCCAGCACTACCCCACGCTGAATGGCACCAAAGTTAAGCGCCTGCTCAGCCACATCAATGACGGCAGCAGACACAGCGGCATAACCTGCGCTGTTGAAAGAATAAGACTGGTCGCTTGTAAAAAGATTGGTAAATGCACTTACCAGGTTAGCGTTAATCCATACCTGATTCACAAAGGTGTCGAGCCATACAAATTTGCCAGTGATCGCTCCATCTGAAGTGTATTGCTTCATGGTCTTATTCTGACCATATGAGCCGTAGTAGTTATAACCGTTTGACTCTAATGCGTTAGCTGTAGCCAAATCACTAACGTTTGGTGACAGGCCAGAGAAACCACGAAACTTAAATGAGATTCGACCATTGGTTCGGGCAAAGTTAATGGACGCTGAGAATGCCAGCACGGCCGCCGCATACTGGTAACTACCATATACCGGGAAGATATTCTCATAACCGTTGGCAACCACGACCTTTTGCACAAAGCAGTTTTGGTTATTGGCAATCGTGCCAAGGTTGGTGGTGTCGTGCAGCACATAACCAAAGCGGTTTTTACTCGCGCTGGCCCATGCGCAAAGCAGTGTTTTTTGCGCGTCGGTGAGCTCTACTACAGAGCTGAACAAAACCCAGTTTTGATTGACGTTAACCACATTGTTCATGGTGTCTGTCATCGATGTGGCAACAGCGCCAGGTGAAACAATTGCGGCAGCGTCCTGTGTAAGCAACAGTGCGTTGGCAAGAGGGCCGGCTGTCGCATATGAAACCGCGCTTGACGTGCCAGTTGTTGCTGACCGAATGATGAACCGGTTAGCCAGCGGTAACCACTCAACATCAACCTTGGTTGCGCCGATCCCGGCCTCAAGTTTTGCGGCAATATCAGAAAAACTGGTTGCTGTAGAAAGTGAGATTGATGCGCTGGTTACGGATGTGCCGTCTACTGACAGAGTGATGGTGCCAGCAGGAACTGCCTGAAGTGTAGCAAGCTGTACGCCTTTAAGATTACCTGACAGCAGATAACCTGCGGCATCGGCTGTTACGATTCGGTTAAACAACAGTTCACCTGGAATCACAGATGAGTTGTCATAGCCACTGAAATACTGTTGAGCAGCCAGATACTCTTTTGATGTGCTGCCCATCATGGCCGCCACGTCAGCAGTGGTGAAATAGCTTGCCACCGCGCCAACCGGTACAAGCTCGTTATCGGTAAGGATCAGGCCGTTCGCGTCTACCGCAGAACCTGCAGGAGTAACGACATTGGGCGTGATGGAAAAGTCTTTAGATAATGGAATAGTCATATATCAACCTGTTGAGTGGTAATTTCTGCCTTGTCGAAGTAGTCCTGCGGGAGCGACACGGTAATATGGGCCTGAAGCGACAGAGTGACGATGTATCTCTCTTGCCACTGTTTTTCGGCGTTAATCATCGGAGCCTGAATTGCTGCAGATGCAAAGAGAGGAGCCAGCCTTGCGTCGATGGATTTAATCTTTTCGTAACCAAAGCTGCTTGAGAACAGGGTTTCCAGCGTTACAGCCCTGTCGCCAGCGCCAGCACCATAGATATCCACCTGAATATCGGCCTGCCTGACCTCTGTGTAACCCATAGAGCTGGTTGCGGGGCTGCCGGTATCCTGTCTAATATCTCTCGTTGTGGATAAGCGGGTGAACCTCAGAGGAGTCATGATGCAAAACTTCCCCTTAAGCATCGGAACCCTGTCAGCCTGAGCCTGCTGGACTGTTCCACACAATGGCTCAACAAAATCAGCCAACGTGTCGATGATGTTGTCTATGGTGTAATCGTTCATGTATCCACCTGAAGGCAAACCAACAGTCTCGACCAATCCGGCCATAGTTCTAATGGCTCAATGACCAGCCATGTTTTTCCTTCAATAATGAACAGGTCGCCGCCCTTCTGCATTTCTCGGTTAACGCTGTAAAAGTTGCCGTTAACGTGAATTGACTTGAACAATCCCTGAATGTTCAGGCCGTCTACATGCTGAAGATCTCCCTTTGAAAGAGGCTGAAGCTGGATCGTGATAGTTTCGTCAGGTGCATATAGGGGTACTGGTTTTCGACCAGGGCCGATAGTTTCACCTATATAACGGCGGACAACGGCTGTGATGTTAGGATTGACGCCACGAATGCCACTATTGGCTATCTTGTGAAGGTTCAATGTCTGCCACCTCGTAGTTGACGTCACCAATCATCACCTTACTGTCAACGAGAGGCTTGGTAGATTCTGTGGGACGCTCTTTTCGGGTTCGCCTGATATGGAGTGTCACAGGGGATAGCGGTGGCTCAAGCAGCGTTGCAATGGACTCCTGAACGTCACCTTGTATTTTTGCGCCTATCAGCTCGAGAACCTGAGCAACCGGATAGCCAGCACGGATGCCACGACCTACCGCTTCAGACCACTCCTTTTCATGCATAGCTATGGCATTTCGGAAAAATGGCCTTGGAGGCTGACGTTCTTGCGGAACTCCGTATTCGTTATATGCAGCAACTTCTGCTACAGAGGTGCCATCCGGATATGTTGCGCCATCAACAAAACCGACTTTCACCTGCTTTGATTCAAGCTGTTTTGCCACATTGTCCAGAAACAACTCAATAGCATCAGCCATAAGGGCTCCCCGGGTAATAGGTTGCCATGCGGTAGAATTTCGTCGCCTGCCAGAAGTCCATGCCGTAAGGTGACTGAGTGAACCACGTGCTACCCGCGCTCATCGCTCCCAAATCAAAGGAAGCAGAAGCACTTCCTTCGGATGCTGATGACAGACGACCCACCATGCCGGTACCGCCGTTACCTGCGGCATCACCAAATCTCATGTAAGCCAGATGGGCCATGAGCAGATAGAGAAGCCTCTCCCGCTTTAATGGGTCAATGACTAACGAGTAATTGGTGTTGTCGAGGTAGTCGGTGGAAAGTTCGAACAGGAGGGTAATCTGTGCATCAGTCAGGCCGTCAAACTCAGGAAACATGGCGCGGAACTTGATGATATCAAGAACCACAATTGCCATGGTTAATCCTTGTCTGGATTGGTCGTTTGCTTGTTCGGGTCAAGCTGCTCAAGGCCGGTCTTCTGGTCTTTACGCTCTTCGGAGGCATCTTTAGCAGACTTCTCGTCAGTCACTGCAAACACGATGCCGTTTTTAATCAGCAACTGGTCAGCGAAGGTTTTCTCAAATCCTTCCCACAAGTCAGCAGGCACATCGCGAGTGATGCCAAAACCGTTAATCAGCAATGAATCGTTGGTCCCTGCCAGCGTCATGCTCTGGCCTTCATGGCTGATTGTCAGGCCAGCAGGTAACTTGCAGCCAACAACATAAGAGCCGGTGGATTTAACTTTCTTGCCGCCCTTTGACTTCTGTGCCGACTCTGCCTGTGCTGATTCACTCTGATCCACTACATCACTACTTTCACCCGTCTGGATGTCATTTTCGTTAAAATCTGGCATTTTAATCTCCAATTAGAAGGGCCCATTGCTGAGCCATTGATCATGCACCCAGCATTTGTGCGAACAGGAAAGGTTGAGTGATCACAGCGCCATAAGTGGTGCCGGAGTATTTCTGTTTGTAGGAAGACACTTCAGTAACCAGCGGGTGAGCACGGAGTTTCTCGCTGTAGGCCATAAAGCCAACTTCCTGACCCTGAGCGCTTTCAACAAACATCTGGATCAGCTCGCCTGCAGCAGTGCTGTATTGCGGGGCTGTCTCGATGCGCATGTTAGGAAAGGCTTTCTTCAGCATATCTTCCAGTGAAGTAGCGAAGATTTCATTCGCAGACTTCAGGTATACGCTGAGGCGGTTTGACATCCCCAGAACGAGGTTAGATGACATGTCCACGCCATCACCAACGATACCGTTAGTGCGCGCCACCAGATCGCCATACAGCGCCAGGATGTCGTTGTAACGGTCTACAACGGCTTTGTCTTTCCACTGCACCTTGCCGCCAACGTTAAGCGGAGTGATTGGTGCTGGAAGTGCCGGGTCGTTCAACAGGCCGTAGTTACGCAGACCGGCAACACCGTAGAAATAAAATTTGTTCTGGTCCTGATCGAGCACATTAACTGCTGCGCGCTGTTTCTTGGCCGCGTATGGCAGCATTGCCAGACCGTAGCGTTCCTGCTCCAGTTCGCCATAAGTAACCATTGTCTGGTAGCGGTATACGTCACGGTTTTCCCATGAATTGGTAACCTGCACACCGCCCTGCTCGCTGTAGTCGTCATACGCCACAGTGTCACCGGTTTCTTCGATGCGTTGAATCATGAAGCTGTCCTGAGCCCATGAACCGCGTTTTTCTTCACGCCCCAGAATTGAAACTGCACGATTAGGCGTGAACAGCGTTTCGACAATGGTCGGATCGATGAAGGTTGAAACGATGGCCGGAATACCGCCGTTAGGAGGCAATACGGGCTGCGGGTCGGCATCCATCGCCAGGCGGCTGACTGACGCCGGGAAGCTAATACCCTGGGCGTTAGCAACCTGAATGAAGTCCTTAAAGGTTGGTTTTGACATTATACTTTGCTCCAGGTGGAAATGATGATCAGGTTGCCTACTGCCGCGCCGTGTGAAACGTACCAGTCAGTCTCGACGTAACCAGTAACGGTCGCGCCTGCTGCGCCGGTGGCGATTGTGCCGTCAGTCACGCTGGCGAAAACCTTCTGGCCTTCAGTGGCTACAGTTGAGGATTTAGCCCAGAAATCACCGCCAACTTTTGGTGAAATCTCAGCGCCGCCACGAATGAGCATGCTGTTACTCAGTCCGTAGCCGATGATTGCCTGACCAAGGTTCTGGATGAAGCCAACCGGTTTGGTTGTTGCTGACGGAGCCACGTTGGTGACAATGGTCGGGTCAGTTGCGTCACGGAACACGAATGTCGCGATGGTTACTCCGGCGGCGGCAGCTTTAAACGCGCCAGGGCCGCCAGCAGCAGCGATAATCGGAGAAGTTGAAGCGGGATGGCCTACCTGACCAACACCGCGATACATGCCTACTGATTGCTGAAACATTATTTACCCCCGCGAATCATTTTCATAACATCGGATTTGGTGTCACCGCTCACGAATTGAGGGGCAGAGTCTTGAGCCATAGCAGCCGGACGGGCATAAGCTTTGAATACCGAGCTAAGTGCTGAGGCAGGAAGTGTTGCGTGGTCATCGCAGCCTAATTGCTTCAGAGCAGTGCGATATACCTCTTCAGCGCTGTCACAGGCCAGTTCACCCACAACCGGACGAACATCACGTTCAGCCTGACGAAGAGCTGTGAATCGGGCTTCTACGCCTTTAATAGCTGCATCCATCGCTAAGCGACTGTCATTAGCCATTTTCTCTTTGTCCTTTTTATCTTTCTCTTCGTCTTCGTCTTCGTCTTCCGCTTTTTTATCTTTCTTATCCTTTACGTCATCATCTTCATCATCGGCGCGACGGTCTTTCTCGCGGTCTTTGTTCTCGCGCTCTTCACGCTCTTTCAGCTCACGTTTTTCGCGTGCGAGGCGCTCAGCTTCAGACTCGTTGTCTTTCTCTGCCTGAGTGGCATCGTCTTTAATGACCTTGCTGACTTCTTTCTTCACTTCTTCAGGGTCTGCATCGCTTGCCAGTTTCGGCAGAATGTAGGCCCACAGCTTGTCTAATTTGGACATTATTTTGGTTCCTATGGAGGGTTTGGAGTCATAAACAAACACGTCGGGGCCAGCCCGACCACTTGGCACGATTGCCACGTGATTACAAACGATGTCGCGCATAACTCCATCGTATGCCTCTCCCTCGTACTCGCCTGGCGTCATATCGAGCCGGTAGCGGTAGGAGGATGAATTTTCTTTTTGTCGCTCAGTCTCAATACCCATGATGGAATCGACGTCCCATATGACCATTGAGTTATTCAGGTAGGTGCCGTCAAAATCCGCGCACTCTCCCGTTGATCCAATAATTGCGTCTTTGGGTGGGTTAAGGACACTTACTCCGATATGCCGGTTAAGGATGGGCTTGTTGTTGAAGGTGCTGACAGCTTTTCTTAATTCTTCAGGGTCACGCAGTAACCGGTATGCCCTTTCTGGTTCGAGCCCAAGCGCTTCTGAGTTGGGGATTTCCTTGCCGTAGTAAACGCACACATTCGCCTTGCTGATGGGCGTCTTGCTTACGTGAAGCATCCCGTCGGCGTCGTACCTGCGAACGCTGGCCTTATCAAAGGCAAACTTCACATCGTTCATGCTGTTACCTTTCTTCAGGCAATAAAAAGGCCACCTAAGTGACCTTGATGTTTTGTTATCGCTAAAACGGCAGTACTGGTTTCCAGACACAACCGCAATTGGTTAATTGCCCCGGCATGATGTACTCACCATCAATCAGGCAACCTTCAGATAGTTTAAAGCGCTTACGCTCTTTGCCGGCCTTCACATGGCTCTGACGAGGCTTATGTCCGCCACCGCTATGCACCCATTCG